GCGCAGATCGTTTCCTTGATTTCCTCGATCGTTCTCATCGTACCACAAAGTCTATCTCGATACCCATAAACCCGATACCGCCGTAAGGTGCCATTGATATCTCGTCGGAGGAAAGCTCCGTCGCCGGGCGGATGTGTTGCGCTTCATATCGTGCCAGTACGGAATTATCGACCGCCGGAACCGTTTCGAGAGACGCCTCCGGTGCCAGCGGTTCGGAGATGCTCGTGCCATTTGCCGCTGCGAGGTCGAAGGCCGCCTCTACGCCGCCGCTGGTTTGTACCGCTATGTCGAGCAGGCTTTGCCTATCTTGAGGTGTAATCCGTGCCATTATTATTCTATCGTTATCAATCCGTCTTTGACTTCGACATGCGACACGGACAATCCGCACACCTGCAACATCGCTTTTGTATCTGCTGTCCACGTCGGATTATAGGTTCCGCCGAGCATCTTGAGGGTTTCGGCTCCGAGCAGCGGGAACTCCTTGAACTCCCCACGCATGGCCTGAAGCACCGCTTCGGCCGTCTGCGCCGTCGTATCACCCACGACCAGCGCACCGCTGCGGACCATCAAGTCGCCTGTTTCGGGGTCTATCATTATCCCTCGCATCGCCTCAATGTTTTACCTTCGCGTCCTCGTAGTCCGAAACCCTGACCTCGGGCATAGCCTGAGTGACGGCCGGAACCACGACCGGGGCGGGGTTCGACTGCGCCGCCGCGGTTCCTGTGACGGGTACCCCTCCGACGGGTATCGTATGCGTATGGGTGTTGAACGCCCGGATCAGCTCGTTGAACTTCTCCGTGAGCTGTTCGATTTTCAGCAGTCCCCCGAGCTTCCCGCCGTTGAACTGCACCCCCTCGGGAGTGATTCGGAAGGAGGTGTCGCCGAGGGAGGCGTCCACCACCTCGGCGTCCACGGTGATCCGCGTCTTGCCTATCGAGAGCTGGGCCTTGTCGATCTTGTCGCATAGGGCCACGGCCGCCACGGCCGGGGTGATGAACGCCACGATGACGTAACTGCCCACGGCAGGGAAACAGACGACGCCGGTGTCCCCCTCCTGGTTGGCCTGGAGGTTCACGCCCACGAGCGGAGCGCTCTCGTCGAGAGGCGTGCAGTCCACCGTGCGGGCCTTCTCGTCCACGCTATCCACGGTGCAAACCTTACAATAGATTTCGGAGCCCGTCATGGCGAGCCTCCGTATGGCTTCTGCGAGTGTCATTCTGCGACTTTTTGTCCTATGGTTATTTCTTGTCGGAATCCTCCGGTTCCGTACTTGATCACGTTCTTCTGCACTTGATAGATTCCACGGCGCACGCCATCGATCTTGATTCCGATATGGTCGAGTTTGTCGATCAGCACGGCCCCGAATGTGGTAAAGGTTCCTTTAAGACCGTCGCGTTTGAGGCGGCGAAGCTCCTGTTCCGCCCATGCCTTGAGTTCTTGCTCGGTCTTGTTGTAGGTGTGCAGCGTCCGCTTCTCTCCGTCGGCATCCCCCACGTCGATACGGATTCGTTTGTTGTCCGGTTGCAGGGATATGGCCCGCACCTTGATCTTCACGTCTGCCGCTGTCTGTGTGTCGAGTTGTGTGTCGTCGATCAGGTTCACTCCGGTAGCGAACACCTGACGGCAGGCCGCCTCCCGCTCGAACAGCACGCCGCAATACAATACGGGGGTGTCGTTCTCGATGAGGAAGAAGGAGCGAATACCGCCCTGATCCTTGAGCTGCCCGAGCAGTTCAGTCACGGTATTCGCTGTCACGCGGTATTGTCCGATGTGCTGTTCGCCGAATACCCTGAACTGCACGCCGAGTTCTTGATCCCGGAGTATCTGTTCCACCGTGGCCGACTTATAGGAGAGTTTTTTCGCCTCTTTCTGCTTGAGTTGAAACATATAATCTTCGCAATGAATTTCGATCGGGGTTTTCAGCCCTATCGTGGTGACGAATCCCCGAAAGGCAAGCTCCAGTTCGTCATCATATCCCAGCCATACGGTCACTTCGTCGCCTCGCTTGATCGGGATGTACTCTTCGTTCTGCCAACGCACCTTCTTCGGGAGCTTCAGCACGCACGTATCCGTGAGCGTGTCCGTGTCGCGGGTGATCTCCACTTCGGCGACCTTATCGAACTCCCACTTCTTGCCCGTGCCTTTGATTTCGATTTTGGCGGTCAGTTTGAACATCGTTTGAATGACGGTTAAACGGCGTTTAATACTCGGTACATTTGATTACATAATCTTCATCGGAGAAGGCCCGCACGTCGATCGTCTGGCGGTTCGACCATGTTTCCTGATTGAGCGAGAACCTCGACACTACGATGCGCGAAATGCCGAACAACTCGAAGAAGGTGCTCGATACTTTCACGGCTTGATTTTCGTCGAGAAACTTCTTTACCTCCCTAATCCCCGCTTCGGGATATTCGTCCACGATCACCCCGTCGCGCACGGCCACGATACCCACTGAAAGCGATATCGAATAATCGCCCAGACAGATGTATTCCTTGATCGTACCGCCCAGTCCCACGAGTTGCGTGCGGATGATGTGTTTCTCCTGCGAGATGTTCACCGTGGCGTCGTTGATGACCAACGTGCTTTTATCTTCGCGGGTCAATACGAGTTTAGTCAGGGCATAACGCGATTCCCAATATTTGGATTCGGTAATCGGTAAAGAGAGTCCCTTTCCTGCGATTTCACCGCCGTGTCCCTCCCATGAAGGTTTTTTTGCATTTTCCTGCGATGGCTGGAATCGACACAAGGCCAGACGTGCCTGTTGTGCGACACCTGCGGCGACGAACGCAAAACTTATCGGTTGGAACGTTCCCATCATCCTGCAAAGTTTATATCGTTTACGGCGGCTACCACGGCCTCGGTAATCATATCTTTCACCCGGCCGACATCCTCGCGCAAGTTCGTCGTGTGGACTTCAAAACGGTCGATCAGCTTGTCGATATGTACGGTGATGTTGCGTATTTTGTCGGTCTTCGGCGCTGCGGCCGCAACGGTGGCTCCGAAGGTCTGCAACCCTGCGGCAAGCGGATCAGGCGTCGGCAGTACACCATCCGAGGACGGTTCTCCTGCAGATGCCTTTTCTTTGGCCGCGGCTTCGGCTTTCGAGCGGGCGATCTCTTCGTCATAGGCTTTCGTGAAGGCCGAGCCGACTTCGGCTCCGAACTCCGAAAATCCGCCTTTCATGCGCTGGATCGCATCTCGTATGCCCTTGCCGTCGAACTTGAACGCCGCGACGATCAGGTCGCCGATCCCGCCGAAAACGTTTTTCGCAAGGTCCCAAATACCCGAAAACACAGCTTTGAACGAAGCCCACAACCCCTTGAGCGTTGCACGGAATTTGACCGAAGTATTCCAAAAATGAATGCCGATTGCCGCAAGCGCAGCGATTGCCGCTGCGATCCAGCCGACGATCGGGATGCTCATGATCGCAGCGCTCACGGCCCGACATGCCGTTACGGCCGCCAGTTTGAACGTCGCAAAGCCCGTAGAGGCGATCCCTGCGAATGTCGCCGATGCCGTACCGCCTGTTACCAGCGAAAGGATATACGCGCCGAGGGCCTTGATTCCCGACCAAAGTCCGACGGTAGCGAACCGCACTGCGGCGACAGTAGCCTGGAGGATGTTCCTCCCGAATCCCAGCGCCTGAACCTTGCCAATACTCAAATAGCCGTTATACATCTGAAGTGAGAAGATCGCGCCGCTCATGGCTCCGATCGTGCTGCGCCACATCCCCGCGAAATTCAACGTTCGAATGAAGGCGATACCCTTACCAATCCCGATGAGTAGCGGCGTGATCTGTGCCAGCGGCACGAGCGAGCTGACGACGACCTCGACCCAAATGCCCCAGTCGCCCGAGGCGTTGAACAGCGAGATTTTAAGGTCGTCGAACCGTGCACGGACACGCGAGAGTCGTTCGTTATAGCTCTCCATGATGATCCCGGCCTGCTCGACGGCCGTGTTCGTCCCGGTGATAGCTCCTTCGTAGCGGCGGATTTCGTCAATGCCCTGCACGAGAGCCATCGCCGCGTTGCTGTTCTCCATGCCGAAAAGCTGAGAGAAAAGCGCCGAATCCTTGAGGACGACTTTCAGTGGCTCAAGGCGCTCGGCCAGCGTCCGCGTCTTGTCCGTCAGCAGCCCGATGTCCACCCCTGCGGCCTGCAGCTCTTTGAGCGTCTCCTTCGGAAGGAACCGCCCGCGGCTCAGGATCATCATGACGTTACGCAGCGCGACGCCGCCTTCGGCGCCTTTCTTTCCGGCCTTGTCGAGCACCTGGATCGCAGCGTTGGTCTCCTCGAACGACACTCCGGCGCCTTTGGCTGCCATGCCGCATTGCTCGAGGGCCACCTTGATGGCCGGAAGTTCGGCGGAACCCTCCTTGCCCGCGGCGGCCATGACGTTCATCATCTCGGCCATGCGGCGTGCCGCCTCCATCGGGTCGGACAGCGAGACGCCGTACTGGTTCATCGCCGTGGTCAGCACCTCGGCGGCAGCCGTGGCATCGCCGCCCATCGTCTTGCTCAGGACGGCAATATTGTCGCCCATAGCGCGGAGCGCATCGGGGTATTTCGCCAGCTCGGGCGAAAGCTGCGAAAGCAGCAACTTGTAGGACTCGACCGATTGCGCTGCCGAGCCGCCGAAGGTCTTGGCCGTTTCGCGGGCATACCCCTCGATCCGGCGGAGGCTCTCGCCTGTCTCGCCCGATATGGCCGAAAGATCGGCCAGCGATGCGTTGAGCGCGGCACCCGGTTGCAGGGCCTCCTGCATCGTGCGGCCCACGCCCTCGACGTACTGCGTGAACTGGTTCAACGCGAGCAGCTTGCCTTCGAAGCTGTCCCACAACCCCGCGGACTTGCGGATGTTGTCGTTGAGCTTCTCCACGTTCTGGGAGATGCCCTGCACGACGACATCGCAGTTGCCCGTGATGTTGAAGGAGTAGTTGAAAGAATAGTTGCTCATCGTTTACCCGGCTCCTCGTCCGAGGAGAATAGACGTCCTAAAAGTTCTGCGAAATTGCGCAGCCGTCGGCGCTCTAGCCATACGGCCTGCTGGTACAATGCGGCCCACTCTTCATAGGAGAGCGTGCCAGGGTCGATATGAAACGCGGCCCGGATCAGGGCGCACCCCTTCGGGATGGACTGTTTGTCGTCGTCCGAAAGGGCGTGCGCCCCTACAAGTTTTTTAACTCCGTATGACAGGTAGCGAACAGCTCACCCAGCGCCCCGAGTGCCGAGGTCTTGAGGATCGCGTCGTTCTGCACCAGCGGGCTGCCGCCGAGCCAGCAGTTCTTGAACATCACCTCGGCGCCCTTGAGTTCATCCTGTCGGCTCACGGCGCTGACGGCCGACATGGTATCCATCGACGGACGGCGGAAATAGCCGATGTGGTGCTCCCCGGCCATGTCGTCGTAGATATCTACGGCCACGACGCGGCCGTGGGCCTGCTTCCAAGACTGCCTCACTTCGTCCGTCACACCTCCGTCGAAGATGGGATACCCGGCACGCACGGCGGCCAATTCTTTCTGCTCTTGCTGTTGTTTGTTTTCCATAGTCGAAAAAAATAGGTCGTTTGTTAGGCTTTCGGCTGGCCCCACTCGATATGAGAGGGGATCAGCGTGAGTTCGATCTGCTGGTTCAGGTCGCCCTCCTTCCAATCCACCTTATTTTCGGTAAACTGGCAGTTGCGGATTTTGTCCGTCGAGATGATGCCGCTCTCGGGCAGGTACGACACCGTGATGTCGAAAGGTGCGATGTCCTGCAGGCGACCGTTCGGAGCTTGGCTTTGCAGGGCGACCACTTCACTCTTGTAAAGGGTGATCGAGGCCGTGGGAGTGATGCGTCCCCTCGAACGGGACACTGGATGCCGTCCGGCACCGTAGTTGTTCTGCACGTCCTGGCTGTCGCCGTATTTGATTGCGGTGATACCGACGAACGGCACACCGTTGGCCGCAGCGACAATATCGCCCCAACTGTACTCCACGCCGTTGATCAGCGGAATAGAGGTTGTAACGCTCATTGTATTCTGATTTTAGCGGTTAGACACTCTCGGCATAACCGATTTTCACTTTGATACGTCGCACGACACCGACGCCGACAGGACGGATGACGATCTCGATTTCGGAGGTGGCGAGCACGTTCTGATCAGGATCGATCTCGGCCACGTAACCGCTCAGTTCGCCCGCCTTCTCCATATCCTCGAGGGCCTTCTGCGCCGTGGTCTGCAAATATTCGACGCTGTGCGTTTGCAGTTGCCCCGTTGATTTGTCTATGTACACATTCCCGCCCAGTTTCGGTAGCAGGTAGGTACGGATGCCCCGCACGGCCTTATCCATCGTGCGGACGTTCTCGATGTAGGCATAGTCGCTCGTGGCATCGTCCATCGTGTGCGAATCGTTCAGGTACGAGCCCGACAGTCCGGAGTAGGTCACGAAGAACAGGTAGCGGGCCGCATCGAGCGATTCGACCACAGCGCGGTCGAGTGCCGTAAGCAGCGTGCCGTCCCCGAAGGCGGGAACGTCGATGCCCGCGGGGAACTTCTCGATCCACGCGGGGGATTCGTGCACGGAAGCCAGAGAAACGATGCCGAGCAGGACGCCCAGCCCCGAAACGGAGGCTTTCGCCGTCGTGTTATCTTCGTCCGCATAGAGCGTCGCCCCCGTGGAGCTTCCGGCCTGGCCGATGATGACCGACACGCGCTCCTTGTCCCCTGCGACATCCGTTGGCAGAGATGCGACGGCCGCAACTTTCGGGGCGTAGAGGATACTCAGCGGCATGTCCTGCCCCTCAAGCGTCGCGGCGACACCCTGCAGGGCCGTAAGGCTCTCCTTCGAGAATGCCACGTCGCCTTCCCAAATGCCGAGTTGTCGGAGCCGACCTCCGGCGAAGTTCTGCATCTTCTTCGTATCGGCATAGGTGTTGGCACCTTCAGCTTTCGGGAAGATACCCACGTAGAGGCTGATGGCCGGATTGATGCGGAAGATTTCCGAGAGCTGGTAATGCACGAGGCGAATGCTCCACTCCTCGGCGTCAGCGGTGATCCCGAGCTTCTCGGCCGTTTCGATCTGCGAAATGGCCTTGATACGCTCCGTTTCGGTAAATCCCGACGGCAGCGTGTCCATGTAGAACATGATCCCCGAGATGTGGTCTTCGCCCGCCAGCTTGCGGGGAATGTTGCCGTTTGTACGTTCGAATGTTAAGGACTGCATCAGGCTTTGTTTTTTTGATTGATTACTTCGACAACGGTCGTGTCCTTGAGCGTGCGTCCGTAATTGACGGCGTCGCATCGGTTGAAGAAGGCCGTGCCGTCCGAGGCCACATGTACGGCCTTGCGGTCGGGGTAGCTGCGGAACACTTCGCGGGCGACGCGCTGCGCGGCACTCTCGCGGACGGTCGCGGGAGCTTTGGCTACACCCCTTGTGTTTTTCTGGGTGTCCTTCGAAAGGGCTGCGGACTTCCCGGCGGGAGCCTTGTCGGAGATATCGTCTGCGGGCTTTTCCACGGGTTCCGAAACCGGAGCATCGGAGGCGTCTCCCGCAGGAATCGCTGCGGTAGCTTCCATCGCATCCTGGACGGCCTGTGCAGCATCCTGTAACTGCGCAGCTGCTGCAATATTTGTATTTTTCTTTCGTGCCATTGTCAAATGGTGTTTAGCGTTTCTTGAAAAGTTTGTAGGAGCCATAGGTTACGACCAGCAGCCCGATAATACACAAGACGTATTGCCATACTGTAAGTCCGCGTCGTCGGGCCATATCGAGATTTGTTTCGACGGCTTCCTGCTGGGAAGTATTTCCTTCTGTCCGAAGCTGCTGCTTGGTATGGTCACTGCCGAGGGTCGTGTCGGCCCGGATTCGATGTTCGGTCTGTCGCACATGGTTCGTCTCGTTGGTGGAATCCGTAAGGCGCCGCCGTTGGGTGGTCTCCCGCCGCAGGGGCGGTGTTCCGGTCAGCGTATCGACCGGACGGGAGGTGTCGTACTCCCGTGTGACGGTTTCGATCTCCTCTCCGACAACTCTGTGCAGATGCTGCTCGCCGTCGAAACTCCGGAGCAGCTCCTCGCACAGTGCCCGAAAAAACAGACTGTCATGCGTCAATAGTTCCTCGCGGAGCGCTTGTGCCTGCAACTCACTCCTTGCGTGGCTCTGCATCGTCGCCGTCCGCTTCATCGGCGAGCAGCTCGCGGTTGACAGGACACTCAGTAGAATGAGGGCAGGCAGGTATTTTCTCCACAGCCCGACGAAATTTATTGACATCATGCCGTAGGTTTTTGATCTCCGTTTTCAGCGGTTTAACGATCTGCTCCAGCAGAATTTCATTTCCCTGGCGGACATTGTCGAGCTCTACACCTTGATTGTCGGCTCGCTTCTTCGCCACGTCGGCACGCAAGCTCTTAACCTCGGCCATATATTTTTGTCGTGTGAATATCGAGCCGAGCCACGCACTCAACGGGGTGGCGACAATCGCCACAAGGGCAAGGATTACTTCTGTTGTCATTGTTCTATTCCGAGCGTTTTCAGCCAGGCCCCGACGTCGAACGACGGGCAGGCTTTATGGACGGACGGAAGGTCGCGGTGGCCGACGATCCGCACCCCGGGGTGTGCCGCGTGGAAGTCGATAACGTAGCGTGCGAGCGCCTCTCTCTGCGCGTGCGTCCGGGTATCCTTCGGCGTCCTGCCGTCCGGGGCCACGCCTCCGGCGTAGACGATGTGCCGAGATACTCCGTTGTAGCCAGCCGCGCCATTCGTTATTTCCCACGGGTCCACGAAGGTATCTTCGTTGTTATCGACCAACCGCTCTACCGTCCCGTCCAAGTGGATAAGGTCCGTATATCCTACCTGCTTCCAGCCCCGGCCTCCCTCCGAGGGCGGGGAGGTGTGCCACCGCCGGATGTCGGCGGCCGACACCTCGCGCCCTTCGGGGGTCGCGGTGCAATGGATGACCAGATATTGCAGGGTCTTTTTCATTCTTTCGGTTTTTTACTCGGAGTCCGCCTCCGCTGCCTTCGCCGCCTCGACCTTCGCGCTCACGATGGCGCCGAAGCCTTCGTTGCGCAACGGCAGGCAGATCGTATAGGTGCGCATCGAGAAGAGGTTGCGCTGGTTCTCCGGGTCGCTCGACGCCTCGCGCAGGTAGGACTTCGTCGAGCCGTCGGCACGCATCGCACGCTTGGTAGTGAAGGCCACCGACGACTGGCGGTCGTTTTCGCCCACGACGGCGCCGTAGGCTTTCTTCTTGAGCGTCGTCGTGTCGTAGTAGGGGCACTCGTCGTACTCGTAGACGTCGAAGCCGTACATCTTGGCGATCTTGCCCGTGGTGTAGTCGTACACCTGCTTCTCGAAGCGCTGATCGGTTTCCAGCAAGTCGGCAACGTGATCCGCGCACAGGACGAGGATACGGCCCTCTTTCGGAATTTTCAGCTTGTCGAACTTCTTCTTGAGCGCCACGATGTCCGCACGGGTCAGCTTCTTGCGTCCGTCGGCCGTAGCTTCTCCCGTCGTCACGAGAACCGGAGTCTTGGCAGCATTCTCCGCGGGAGCCAGCGAGTGAATCGCCCGCGAATACTTCTTCTCGAAGAACTGGTCCTTGTGCTTCTCGATCACCAGGGCCATCTTGTCGTAGCTAATGGCGTGCAACTCGTCGTCGGTGACGGGCGTAGGACGCGACTGGAACTTGTCCAGCTCGACGGCCTTGTCGCCGTCCGGGAGGTCCTGAACCGTCAGCGGGTAAGTCGTATTGTTCACCAGAATCTCGGGATCGGCGCCCACATCGACGAAGTGGATCACGTCATGCTTCACATAGGCGTCGTAGGAGCGGATGGCTTGATACCAGCCGATGCTCTCGGCCGACGTGCGGAACGCCTTGATAAGCTCCCCGGTCCACACTTCGGTGTAGATGCCGGCGCCCAGAGCACCCGAGGGCAGCAGGCCACCGCAAAGCCCCGATACCAGAGCAACGCCATTCACGGTTGCAACACCCGCAAGCGGGGCGAAGTCGAGGGCACAGGCAAGCGTCGCTCCGATCGTGGAGTTGATGCCTATCGCCGTAAAGAGGCCCAGGAGGGCCAAAAGGATTTTTCTCATTCGTGGAAAAAGTTAGAGTTAGTCGTTCATGAAGTCCGGGGCCACGCCGTAGTGGGCCTTGAACGCTTGGACGTACTGCGTGGGGTTCTCACGGCGCAGGGTCATCTTCTCCTCGTCGGAGAGTTTGTCCCACGCGAGCGTCTGGTGTCCGTTTCCAGAGCCCTTTTCGTCAATGAAGTCCGAAGGGCGTCGGGCGGGTGTCATCATCGAGAGCGTGTCACGCAGCGTTTCAATGCCCGCCTTCTTGCCCAATTCGAGCATCTTTGGCTCTTGGGCCTCGGTGATCAGGCCCCTTTCGCGTGCAGCAGTGACGGTATCCGTGATACGGGCCAGCGTGAGTGTGTCGTTTTGAGCCTTGAGCGCCTGGATCGCGCTGACGGCATCCGCCTCGGTCGCCGTCGTCGGAAGACCGAGGGTCATCAAAATCTCATTCATCTGAAAAGTCGTGTTTTTGGGTTTGTCGTCGGGTTTGAGTAAGGGCAACAGATCGTTGTCTTCGTCTTTTGCAAGGGTGAGCTGCTTACCATCGTTATACAGGCGGACTTGCAAGGCGTCGTCGTTGGCTCCCACGTCCACGATGGAAACTTCGAAAAGTCTGGACCGTATGATAGTCGGGCGGGTCTGCCCCTGCACCAGGTATTGCGGATCGTCGGAACATTCGATGATGTCGATGCCCGCCGAAAGCATCCGCAGCGTACCGCGTTCCCATTTGGCGGCAATGACCTTCTCTTCCTCGGTGTCCTTGTCGATTTTCGGAGTTCCGAAAATCTTGTCGCCCTCTACGCGGATATTCTCCATGATGCCGATGGGAATGTCCTCGCGGGAACCGCGCCGATGCATGTACAACACGATGGGGTTCTTTTTATACTGTTCGATGTCGAGCCCTTCGGTAAGAATACGGGTTCCATAAGCGTTCAGGGCGCTGGTGCTGATGACTGCTTCTCGTGCCATTCAATCGTTTTCGGCCCCGGACACCGCCGACACGCAGGTCGGCGGCGCGGATGGCCTCGGATGCAAAAAAGGGTTTGTTGCGGGGACAGGACTCGAACCTGCGACCTTGAGGGAATGAACCTCACGAGCTGCCGACTGCTCCACCCCGCGATTCTGGTGCAAAGATGCAATGTGTAAGTTACAGCAACAATCAGAGTGTAAAAATCTTACACTCTGTTTTCTACACCCTTGTTTAAGGTGCATTTTTGTCCTGTCTAACGCCCCGTCGGGGGATCATTTCATTTTATGAATGGGTAAAAGAATAGCTTCCGAGCTGAAAGAGTTCGCCGAGCTCCTGTACATGCAGGGTACACCGCAGAACATCATCGCCGAGAAAGTCGGCGTCTCGAAAAACACCGTGAACGCATGGGTTACAACAGGATGTTGGGCCGAAAAGAAAATAGCGCAGTCGCTTACCCGCAAGCAAGTCGTGAACAATATCCTGCGCTCGATCAATAATGTCGCCGAGAATCTCGGCAACAACAAGGACATCACCGATATCGGAGGGACCAGCGACCGACTGGCCAAGCTCGCCGCGACGATCAAGACTCTCGACAAGGAAGTATCGGCCGTGGATTATATGGAGTGCTTCATGAATTTCGGGAAGTGGCTCGAGGGGCGCTCGGAAATCGACCCAGAGGTCACACCGCAGCTCTGTATGACGGTGAACGACCTGCAAAACAAATTCGTCATCGAAACGCTCGGTGTCGGTAAAGGCAAATAACGATGGCTTCCAACATAACCAAAACCTTTGCCGAATGGCAGCGGTGGTGCCGAACCGTACAGGAGCGCACGCCTATTCTGCCTGAAGCTCCCGCCGAGAAGCAGGCCCGCATCCGCCGGGCACGGCGCGATTACAATTTCTTCGTCGAATATTACTTCCCGCATTATACCGACGACCCGGCGACAGGCAAGCATACCACGTGCGCCCCGTTCCAGATCGAGGCAGCGAACCGCGTGTTCCGCAACCGCAACTACAAGGGTGTCGAGAAATGGGCACGCGGCCATGCCAAAAGCACCCATTTCGATATCTTCATTCCTATGTGGCTCAAAATTCAGGAGCCGCGCGAGCTGAACGTCATGGTCCTTGTCGGCAAGTCCGAGGAGAATGCCAAGACGCTGCTCGGCGACCTGCAGGCCGAGTTGCAGTTCAATCGACGCTACATCGCCGACTTCGGCGTGCAGTACAACGCGGGCGACTGGCAGGAAGGCCGTTTCGTTACAGCTGACGGTTGCGCCTTCTTCGCCCGTGGCCGCGGACAGTCCCCGCGCGGTCTGCGTTACCGCAGCCGACGACCCGACTACATCACAATCGACGACCTCGACGATGACGAGTTGTGCGAGAACGAGAGCCGCGTGAAGCGCCTCACGAACTGGGTCAAGGAGGCCCTGTTCGGTACACTCGACGGCGGTCGCGGGCGGTTCATTATGGTCGGCAACCTCATCAGCAAGAACTCCGTGCTGGCGGCGATGGCCCGCTCCAAAGGCATGCACGTTTCGCAGGTGAACATTCTCGACAAACAGAGCAACGTGTCTTGGGCGGCCAAATGGACACGCGAGGAGGTGCAGCAGATGGCGGACTTCATGGGATACCGCTCCTTCCAGAAGGAGTTCATGAACAACCCCATCACCGAAGGCGCCGTATTCCGGCAGGAGTGGATTCGCTGGCGCGAGCCGCTGCCGCTCAACAAGTACGACTACCTGGTCGCCTACTGCGACCCGTCGTTCAAAAGCTCCTCTAAAAACGACTACAAGGCCATCAAGCTGTGGGGCAAGGTCGGAACCGAGCTTCATTGCCTTGCGGCCTTCGTGCGGCAGTGCTCCGTCGCGGAGATGGTGCGCTGGTTCTACGACCTGCACGAGCGGGTGCCCGAGAACGTCGTGGTCGAATATTACATCGAGGCGAATTTCCTGCAGGACATCCTCCTCGACGAGTTCACGCGCGAGGGTAAGCTGCGAGGCTATCAGCTTCCGATCCGTGCCGACAAGCGCAAGAAGCCCGACAAGTTCCAGCGCATAGAGGCCATATCGCCCCTCTGGGAGCGCGGATTCGTATTCTACAACGCCCGGATGCAGCGCGACCCCGACATGCTCACGGCCATCGACCAAACCCTCTGCTTCGAGAAGGGGATGTCCGGGCACGACGACGCCCCGGATGCTGACGAAGGAGCGATCTACAAATTACAGCAGCACACCCGCGAACAGGCATTCGTGCCGTCGATCGGGCGCAGACACATATCATCGAAAAGGCTATGGTAAAACTATTCAGGGCGCTGGTATTCCGGCACCGCCTCAAAAAACAGATTCATCTGGCCGACGAACGCAAGCGTCGGACGGGAAAGAAACAGTTCGTCATCAACCTCGGAGGACGTCCCTTGTGTGTGTCGAAGGAGCGCATCCGGCGATTGGTACGTGAAAGGTTTTATCGGCCTGGCGTGACGGTCGCAGACATTGCGGCCGCAGCGATCTATAAAACCAACTGACGAATGTTTCTCGAAGATAAGGACTACAAGGTCGTATGCACGGGCGAGGTGCTCGATATCATCACGCAGAGCGATCCCGAGAATCGTATCCGGGCGGAATTGAGCGCACAAGAGGAGGCCGAAGGTTATCTGCGGTCTCGTTACGACACGCGCAAAGCCTTCGCGCAGCAGGGCGCCGACCGCAACCCGATGCTCGTGCGCGTCGTGGTCAGTATCGCCCTCTACTACCTCGGACGGTCATTGCCGCAATACATGGGTGACGAGCAGCGAGAGACAATGTATAACAATGCTATCGCATGGCTCAAGGATGTCCAAAGCGGAAAGGCCACGCCCGACCTGCCGCTCTACCGATCCGAAGAGGGCGAAGATACGCAGAACCCCGTGCGGTTCGGATCACTTCCGGCCCGCCGATACGGGTATTAAACACTTTTCAAAGACCTGTTAAATACCGATTGAATGGGTAAGAATCGGAATCTCCCGAATAGAAACGATTTTGAGGGCAGAACCTACGAGTCGCTGCTCATGGCTGCGCGTACCGCCAAGACCTCCGAGCAGAAGCGCAGCGTTCTCATACAGCTCAAACAGGTGACGGACAACCTCACGCAGAAGGATATCGCCACCTGGCGCACGGCATGGCAGATGGCTATCAATGTCGAGAATCCCAAACGTTCGCAACTCTACGACTGCTACACCGATGCGCTGATCGATCTCCACCTGACGGGCTGCATGGGCCAGCGCGACGGAAAGACCCTGCAAAAGAAGTTCTTCCTACAGACCAAAGACGGGAAAGAGGATGCCGAAGCCCAAAAGATTTTCAAGCGTCAGTGGTTCGCTGATTTCGTAAGTTATGTTCTCGAATCCCGGTATTGGGGGCACTCGCTCATTCAAATGGGTGACGTAACGACAATTAACGGGGTCCGTACTTTTACGGACGTGTCGATCGTGCCCCGTAAACATGTGATCCAGGAGTTCGGCGTTATTGTTAAGGACGCGGGCGACGATCCCCAGCGGGGCGTGAGCTTCCGAACAGGACCGTATTCGAAATGGTGTATTGAGGTCGGGAAACCCCGCGACCTCGGACTACTGCTCAAGTGCGTTCCGCAGGCGTTCTCGAAAAAGAACATGCTGGCATATTGGGATGTCTTCGGGGAGCTGTTCGGGATGCCGATCCGCATTGCCAAAACCAATGTTCAAACCAGCTCGGAACGCAGCCGCATCGAAACGATGCTCGAGAATATGGGACCTGCAGCCTGGGGACTTTTCCCCGATGGCACGGATATCGACATCAAGGAGTCGAGTCGCGGCGACGCCTTCAACGTTTACGATCGCCGTATCGACCGGGCCAATTCCGAAATGTCGAAGGGTATCCTGAACCAGACGATGACCATCGACAACGGGTCATCCCTTTCGCAGAGCGAGGTACACCTCGAAATCTTCGAGAATGTCTGTGCGGCCGACGCCACGATGGTCAAAAACATTGTCAATGATAAGCTCATCCCGTTGATGATCGAACACGGGTTCCCGTTGGACGGGATAAGTTTCGACTGGGACGAGGCTGCCTCCTATTCTCCCGCTGAGCGCCGCGAGATGGAGCGTGTGCTGCTGCAATACTACGACGTTGACCCGAAGTACTTCATCGACCGCTACAAAATCCCCATTGTAGGAAAACGCTCGGACGGTTTTTTCGAGTAGGGGCTGATTCTGATAGCGGAAAGGACAGTCCCGAACACAAAACCGCCACACACGCCGCGGGAACGCTCAACTACGCTCTTTTCCGCAGGGCAATGGGTGATCTGTACGACAGCGCCGCACTCACCCTGAAAAAGGACGAAATGCCGCAATTCCGGCACGCTGCATTCGACAAAGCCGCACGGGCTGTGCACGAAAGCGGGGAGTTTTCGCCCGCGATGCTGCGTGACGAGCGCGTGCGGGGACTAATCGACGAGACGAACCGCGTGCTCTCATCCGCGCTCATCGTATCGCATAAAACGCCGCCCGAGCTCACGGCGGCACTGCGCAACAACGTCTTTATTTTTTCGGGACTGAAAACCTACCATTCGCTCTCGGAGGTCGGCCTGTCGCTCACCGATGAGGAGGGCAACACCAAATCCTTTGCCGATTTTCACCGTGACGTAAAGGCCATAGATGCCCGTTATAACAGCAACTACCTCTATGCTGAATACAACCACGCCGTCCATTCCGCACAGATGGCTGTAAAGTGGCACGACTGGGAAAAGGACGGCGACGAGTACGACCTGCAGTACCGCACGGCGGGAGACGAACGTGTGCGCGAGGCGCACCGACAGCTTGATGGCGTAACACTTCCACCCGGTGACAAGTTCTGGGACCGTTACCTCCCGCCGAACGGCTGGAACTGCCGCTGCAACGTCGTGCAGGTTCTGCGCGGAGAGTATCCCCGCTCCGATAGCGATGCCGTGACGGCCATCGGCGACGAGTACACCCGCGACCTCAAGGCACAGATGTTCCGATTCAATGCCGGAAAGACGCTCACCATATACCCCGAGAAGCATCCATACTATAAGGCGCCCAAGCAGGTCAAGGAGGTGATCCGGGAGATTTCCGAGGAAGAGATGACCGCACAGCGTATCGAGGAAATGATCGGGGAGCTACCAGACAACCTTTCGGCCGAAGAAAAACGGGCCATCGCTGAACACAATCTCGAGATCGAAAAGGTGTTGAAGATGACCAAAGGAAAGCGTATGACCGTCGAACAGGCCGATGAACAGTCTGCGAATCCGAAGCACAGAGAAGAGTATGTTTTAGACCCGCAGGGCCTGTATCGGGATCGGCGGGGAAACAGGTACAGCCGAAATCCCGAGTATAAGCCCTCGGATGTACAATACAGTATCAACTGCGCCACGTGCGCCCCGGCTTATGCGTTACGTCTGCTGGGTTTCGACGTCAAGGCGAAAGGCCGTGTCGCAGGCTCCGGAACCCTGAACGACTCCGTGGCCAGCAATCGCTCCTTCGAGATGTGGAAAAATATCGACGGAACAGCGGCCACACCGACTCTGACGCTGGAGTGGATGACGCGGAAAGGATACAAGAAAATGACCGAAAAGCGCTATCGGGAGTTCCTGGAGGAGAGTTGCAAGGAGAAAGGCGTTTATATACTGACTATCGGCTGGCGGGGAGGCGGCGGACACGCTACGGTCTTGCAGCGGTTCGAAGATGGAACTCTCAGCTACATCGAACCCCAAGCGTTCGACAGCCTGCAAGGAGCCCGGAGAAGCATCGACGAACTTTGTGAAAAAGGGGCGACGACGCCGTTTTACAAACGGGGAGTGATGCGCGTGGACAATAAATTGTTCGACACGGATTTCCTGTCACTCTTTGACAAATAAGCCGATGATATCAAGGGCCGGGAACCCCGTGATCTCCAGCACTTCGTCGTTTTCAAGTTGATAGACGTGTGGAAACCCCGTATTCGAATCCTCGGGAAAAACGAACATATAGAAGTCCGCTCCCTCGTATTTTCCGAGGTAGTCGAACGAAAGGCCGTACATGTCGATGAGACCTTTCGCGGCTTCTTGAACTTTTATTGGGACATCCATATTCGCAAAAATAACAGTTTTTTCACTCAAAGACAAAAAAATGCCTAAAAATCACGACATCATGCCCGCTGTGCTGCGCGATATGCGGGTGAAGCTCGCGGAGATGTTCGATAACAATTTCCGCAGGCAGGGGTTCTTCGGTGACAAATGGACGCCGAAAAAGGTGCTCTCAAAAGGTGGCAGCACGACAATTCTAATTGTTACAGGCGCCATGCGCCGTGGAATACGGGCTTCAGTACAGGGCAATGGGGTTGTCTTTACATCCGATAAACCCTATGCCGCTCTGCACAACGAGGGCGGACAGTTCCGACAAAACGTCCCGGCGCATTATCGCAGTCGCGCTGGACGGCGATACCGTGTCCGGGCGCATACCCGGACGATGAAGATGCCCCAACGACAGTTCATCGGCGACCACAGCCAGGTACGAGAGGCGATCACCGCGGTCTTGACCCACCATTTAGATCGTATCAGCAGGGACCTTACAAAAATCACACGGTAATGAGAAAAACTCTTTTTTCGGTACTTGAACAGCGGCTCAAGCAGGTTGTATGGATCGATGGCATTCCGACTTTTGAGCCGGATGCTGAAAAGCGAACCGGTAAACATCCGGTATTTCTGCATTTCGACCTATGGAACGAGAATATTGCTCAGCTTACCAAGCAGCGGCCGTTCCCCACTCCCGCAGTATTTTGCGAGTTCGAACCTATCCGCTGGGGCTATGTTGGGTTACGGGTCCGGGAGGCTGATATCGTGCTGCGCCTGCACGTCATCACTACGACCGTGGCCACGGCAGAAGCCGGGAACAGATACCGGGACAAGGCCCTCGAGCGGTTCGACATCATCGACGCCCTCACACAGGCCCTGCTCGGGTTCTCCTACGACGACGGCATCCGCCAAGTCGGGACGATGCGGGCATACGAATCCGAAACGGATCACGATCACGGGGAGGTCTGCGAGGACATTGAAAGCTGGGTGACACATTGCCGCGACGCCTCGGGGTGTGATCTTCCCCAGCCGACGACACAGCCCTTGCACCTCGGGATCAGTCCCGCAAAATAGTAAATACCCCCGACCAATCTGGCCGGGGGTATCGTCAAAATAGCGAGAGCTGATCGGAGCTTTTGAACCGCTCTGCGGCTTCGGCATCCCGAAGCAAAGCCGGAGAGGTGGAAACGTAGTTGAGAAATGTGCGGTAGCACATCGGATAAACCGGATAGACATGTTCTCTCCATACGGCTTTATAGCACTTTTTCAGCACACCGGGTTCGTAGTGCTCCTTCACAATCGCGCAGACAAGGCGGATGCGTCGCAGCGTGTTAATGTTCCTTTTCCCTCCTTTTTTGCCCATTCTCCGAAAAAATCGCTATCTTTGTCAAAACTTCGATCTTCTGACTCGTTAGCTGATTTCTCGGTTGGCGGGTCTTTTTTATTCGGTCTGTCCGGCGAAAGGCTCGATCTTCACCGAGCCCTCGTTCACCTTCCAGACTCGACCCCGACCGTCGCAGACTGGGCAAGGGCAGGTCGTGTGGCCTACCTTCTGCGATGATCCGTCCTCATGTTCGAAAAAGTGATCCTCGGTAACATAACCCCGGCCACCACAGTTGCGGCATAGTTCGACGGTCGTCTTGCGATACTCCCGCGTCTTTTCCATTCGGCTTAATCCTCCTTCTCCTTTTTGGGTTCGACATAGAACGCCTCGTCCTGATCAACATAGACGCCGCACTTGGCGAACAATTCCTCCATGCCTTCTTCGTCCCGGTCGGCGAGCATCTTGTCGCGGGCGATCTCCTCCGTTTGGCGGATGTACTTCGGCAGGAATGTCTTTACCAGCTCCAGCACCGCCGCCCACGTAAAGCCCCTGCGGTTTTTCAGTTTCGGGTTGCCCGTGCGGAATCCGATAATACCGTGTGTCGTTTCCAGCGATCGGCGCTTCGTAAACAACACTTCACGCTGTTCTGTGGCGAAAACCTGCATCACTTCGAAGGCTTCGCGCTTTTGGCCTTCCAGTTCTGCCAGGCGATCGGCATACTGTTCGCGGATAGCGACAAATTGCCGATCCATTTCAGCCGTGATGCTCTGAGCCTCGGCGTCTGCCGTGGCATAACGTCCGAATGCATCCTCCATCTGGTCGCGCGTGACGCCCGAGAGGATGATCTTCTTTTCTCTCTTTGTCATACAATTTTTTCTTTTAATGTGTTTTTTCCCTTTTTTATCCGAGGCCCTCCGGCCCACAGAATATCCAGCAGCACCCCCAATTCCGCGAAGCGGCGGGCCGTTTCCCGCGCAACCTCCGCATAGCGTAGCAGCACCTCGGTCATTCGTCGCGCTCACTGCATACGATACCATCTAATTTCATCAGAACATCATGGGCACGTTTCATCGCAGCGTTCTCGATTAGTTTAGCTAACAGAAAGCGAAATTGCGAATTATCGGAAAATAATTTCTTCAGCCCGAACTGAAGGGCGCGGAAATTGCCGCCGAATAATCGGCCTCCCGTGTAGGTTTTTCCATCCTCATTGATGCGGTTATAGATTAGCAGTATGCCACAATCGTTCTCCACATCCGGATTGTCTTTCGCTATCTGATCGAGTGCTTGTGTGAACGACCGTATTTGCTTGATGTAAGCCGCCGAGTCCATCTTGGAGGACTCGGACGTCGCAGCCTGCGGCGACTCGGCATCCTTGCGGACAAGGTTTGCTGGGTGGTACTCTACGGCGTAGGTCAGTCCCGTCTGAGGATCGAGAATGTTTACCACCATCGCTTTATACCGAGTCTCATGGTATTCTTCCAATAGAGCCAGAGGCGTGCGAACTCGTTTAACCAGCTCGCCTTCGTAGGGATCGGAGATAATTTGATACGTGTGGATACCGAGATTGGCTTCAGTTTTCGTTTTCAGGCACATGGCCCTTGCGCCGCGCGGCACGTAGCCGCAGCCGATAATTGATTTCTGTCCCATTGTCGTTGTTATTTGATGATTCGTTTCGCTTCGTCGTCGTATTCCATACGCCACATGTTGCAGTCGATCTGGTGAAGGTGGAATCCTTCCGGAGTGGCCTCGCGTGCCCATTCTTCGACACGATCCACGTCATTGAGTTTGTCCGAGGAAACCTCAGCCGTTCTGATCACATCGCGCTTGTCCGGCGCGATAAACGGGTTGTTCGCCCGCCAGGTTACTTTTACTTTCATGTTATCTATTGGTTAAAAGGTTGTTGTTCGTTCTTTTCAGTTGATTGTCCGTCCGATTTTTCGGGGGGGGGTATTTCGCCCCGCGAGGAATGCGATCGCCGAGCTGCGGCGGCAGAACTGACGCCGGGAGCCGTCCGAAAGACTCACTAGATACTTGATTATCGGACGGAAACCGTGTTTCCCCTTGATGCGGGTCACATAGCGAGTCAAACGGCCGTATCCGCCATACTGTAGGTCTTCGTCAATGAAATCGTCGCCTCGGAATATTGCCTCCACTTCCCGGAATGCGGCGAACAGTTCGGCCGACACTTCCGTATCCGCCCCGTTGTTCTCTATCAGTTGCGGGAAGCGCTCAATCGAACAGGTTATGCGGGATTTTTGCGCATAGCGAATCGCCTCTGTGCGCAGCGCTCCGAGCACATAGAAAAGCAGTGGGCGTTCTCCGGACTGTTCACGGGCGAGCAGGTCGAACTGAAACGCCTCCGAACGACGGCATAGCGATTCCAGCACGTCGGACAGTACGTCGTCCGCATCCGGGAGAATGCCCAAGAAGGAGCACCAGCGCCGGGAACTGCGCCGCCAATCGTCGTAATAGCGGCTGATGTAGGGAACCAGGGCGGGAATCATATCAACAGGCGGTTTGGCGGCTCGCACTCTGCGAATAGATCGCCATGCTTACCAGTTCGTCGATCGTTTTCGAATCCTTCTGTTTGTTGAGGAAGGTGTTGTAGATGTTGCGCAGCCGCTCGGCCGGAATCTTGTTGAAGTTCTCGTAGCGCGTGGCGCGGCAGGCGATGGCCTTGATTTGGGCGATGCCCTCCTCTTTGCCCTGCATCCGCAGCCATCCGCCAATGGCGGCGATGGCCTGCTTGCGCAGGCGGTCCATCTTCAGCGCGTCCTTGTCCAGGCGTTCCTCGAGTGTCCGGCAGATCGTCAGCAGGTCGTCATTGCCGATGTCCGCCGAACTCTCCACGCCGTAACCCTCGATGATCGCGGCCTTCTCCTCGGCAGATAGGTGCAACCTGCCGCAAAGAGTGTGAAACTGCCGCAGCAGCCACTTTTTCTGTTTATCCATGATATTTTGTGCCATATTTTGAGTATTAAAGTTTCGCATCGTATTCCGCGGCGCCTTCTTCCCAGATCGTGAAGTCCTCGCCGCCTTCGCCCTTCGTTCGGTCCTCGTAGCGCGTCGTCGTGAAAACCTTGTACCCCTCGACGTGCATCTTGATGTCCGAGAGTTTGCGTATCTTCTCCGCGAGTGCTGGCCACGGGTTGCCCCGGTCGTCCTCATGCGCCAGGAAGATGAACAGCTTGTTCGGGTAGTCGTTCATCAACTTCTGGTAGTCTGCCAGCCGCATTCCGACCAAGCAGATCACTGAGTCGATGACGATCACGTTCGGACTCTTGCGCTTCGACAATCGGTCCCGCAGCTCCGGGAGAGATTCCTTGTCCAGAAAGATCACTTTCGAACCCGCCTCCTCCATGTCCACACGCTTCCAGGCTTTCTGCATCGACAGCGACAGCCCCTGTTCGAGCGAATCGAAAGCGACCTTATCGACGAAGCGTGTCAGGTATTTGGCCAGCTGCAACGCGAACGTCGTCTTGCCGCTGCCCGACTTGCCGAAGATCAGCCACGACCCTTTCAACTCGGGACGTCCCAGCGCCGCCTTGAAAGGCCCGTCGAACGGCGCCGGATCGAATTTCGCATCCGCGACATTCTTATTGCTTATGGCTTTTCGGGGCATACTCTCTGACCTGCGCGTTTATTCCATGTCGTGTGGATAACATTGCTGCGATCCGGTCGGCTTCCGCATGGTCCGGAAAAATCCGGGCGTCCTTCGCCTGGTTCGTCCACTCCGCCTGCACCGTCCCGCTGGCATACGCCCGCGGACAGCCTTTGGCCAGATACCACAAGCGATTCGTATCGACTACAACGACCCACATATTCGAACATCGTTTAATCATTGTTTGAAAGCCGTTTTTTCTCTGCATGCACACGCCGCTTGACCCGGCGCAGGTCGCACTCACTGTCGTCGATAATCTCCTCGATCGTTGCGCGGTCCGTAATTCCGTTCGCCACGCAAACCGCCGCGATGTCCTCGCCATTCACCACAGGCATCGGGATGAACTTCCGGCCCACGCGCGAATAGATTTCCTTGTACCCTTTGCGGTTGGCCTTCACCCCGCGTGTGATGCGCTTCTTGAGGTAGTCCGTGGCGCAGATGATGATCCCGCAATGGTCCTCCAGCTTGTTGTAGAGCGAGATGAAGAAGTAGAGCACCTGGTCGCTCAGCTTATCGGCCTCGTCCAGCACGATGATCGGCGTGGCCTTGCGCTTGAGCGTCAAAATGGCTTCCGACATCATCTCGGCGACCGTGCTGCCCGTGGCCTCGACACCCATCGCCTGCAGCAGCTCCGTGAGGAACTGCTTGCGGTTCCAATACTCCGAGCACGACAGCGCGAACACGTCGCGGTGATGACGGGCGTAGTATTCGATCGCCTGCGACTTCCCGCACCCGGCATCGCCCGTCACGGCCAGCACCAGCGCGTTCTCCTGGGCATCGGCGAGCAGCTTGTACATCCGGTTGTAACCCTCGGTCTGGACGATGATCCATTGCCGGGCGTCGTAGCCGATCTGCGCAGCGACATTGCGCCACATTTCCTCGGTGATAAGCTCCCAGTTACCGTTAAGCATCTGCGAAAGCGTCGCAGGGCTTACGCCCTTGAGCGTCGCGGCCGCCTTGTTTTGGCTGCCTTTGTTCTCGCAGTACTCCTTCAGACGGGCGGCAATGGCTTGTTTTTCGGTTGTTTTCATATTAGTAGAGATTAAATATTGACTCTTTCTTTGGAGCGGGTTGAGCCGCCAGTGTAGCGATGTTGTCAGCGATCTTTGCTTCGATGGCCGTTACATCCACGGAAGCCAGGCGCCGGGCGTTGCGCTGGTCTTTGTGTTGGCCGCGGGAATCGCACAGAAGCGTTCGAGCCAGCGTGTTGTCCAGTTGAGGATTATGGGTGAATAATTGATCGACGTGTGCGCCCGCAACGGCGATCTCTCCCTTGATGTAACCCTCGAGCTGCCGGTTGTGCTGTTGTATCCGGGCAAGCTGGGCAGCATCCCCTTCGGTCCGTTCCACCAGCGCCATCGGTTGTACATATTTGCTTTCAAGCAGGAAACGTAACGTACCGTCGTCGTTCACCGCAAGAACCCGATCGAGATTGTCCGGATCGTATAATACGTTCCAGCGAATGTGGGCGTACTGACGGAACTGTATATCGAAACAGTCGTAAGTGTGGCGGGCGCCGAGCAGTCTTACATTCAGCCCCGAACCTTCGAGGGCATTCTTATACCCGGTCTGCACTCCGAAATTGAGTAGGTATTGTTCCAGCGGGAGTGGCAGACGTCGCTCCTCCGGAACCGCAGCCCACAATTTCAGATACTCTTCGCGTTTGGCTGCTCGTTCCGAGGCGATGATCTGCTCGATCTGCGCCCGGCATCCCGCTTCGTCAGGAAATTCTTTGCGGCGGGCATTCAGCGCGTCGGCGTTCGGCTGTTTTGTCTTATCCGAAGTAATGCCGAAGCCCGACCAGTTCCGGTAATATTGGCAGTAGTTTTCATTCAGTGATTTGAAATACCGCTCGACGGGTTTCGTCTTGGCATTCTTCACTTGGGCGGGCGTGACCTTGTCACCAACGACGGTATAGATCGGGAACATCGTTTTCAAAGCATAATGGTCGCTTTGAATCTGGTTCGAGCGATAACGTCGTCCGAATAACTCGGTCGTATGGTTCACGGCATTTCGAAGGGCTTCCTTGATGAGTGCCGGGCTTTCCTGCTCTCCGATGGCGTAGCCGATCGGATAATTCACGCACGGATCGAGTACCACGACCACCGTAAGGCGATTGGAATAGGTCGTAACGTTATAACCTCGTTTGTCGGTCGCTGTGCGTTGGAAATACAATTCTACATCCCAGCCGTCGAGGCTCCACATATAAAGCGGAAGGGAGGGACGGCGACGTTTCGCCTGCATTGAAAGGTGGTTGCGAAACTCACCAGCTCCCAAACGCCCGGCTGCAGTTTCGAGACCCCAGCGTTTCGCCCAGGTCTTAACGATGGCCGTGCGATCAATCGTTCCCCAATTCATCTTCTCGGCGACAGCATTGTACATATTGGCGATCTGCTGAAAGTTCAGGTTCTGTGAATCCGCCATCAGGGTTTTCAGCAATGATTGTTGCGCTTCTGTGCGAATGATCGCCGCGTTCCGCGTCCCGAATTTTCCTGTGACTAATACCTCGTAATTGGGTTTGTCGCCCTGAAAAAACTGGTTGAATTTTTCCTGCAAACGACGCGGATTCTCCGGCAGCGAATGGGGGTACTTGTCCCCGATCCGACGAAGGGCACGCGCGGCACGCGCCCAAAATTCCGTTTTCTTGATCCTCGGGTGGCTCTGACGGAGCCGTTGCGAATCGGCTTTTTCGATCCGTTTGCGGAACGCCTCCAAAATAGCGGCATTGTTTGAATACTCTTGCTGCTTGGCAAAGCTCAGACCACGGGCACCCTCGATTTTATACTCGGCGTAGAAGTTCATGGCGGTCCCGTCCGGCTCGATCGTGTCGAGAAACTCCCGGCTTGCGGCCTGTTCCTGAAGGTCCGGATGCGTCTTGTAGAGCGCGTTCTTATATTTGGTCGGCAGGCTATCTGCGACAAACATAGCAGTACGACCTTTACAACCGCGTTGCATCTGCTCGATTTTTCTATTCCGGCGATACCACTTGATCAGATCCGGCGTCATAATTTCTGCCAGCTCTTCATGCGTGATACAAAGCCTGCCTTCAATAACTTCCATTCTTCGACCTTTTTGTTTTTGCTCCCGTGCCGGTATCGCTCCGGAGTAACGCCTGTGCGTTCACGGGAAAATCGCTATATTTGTGCTGTCAACTACAAACATTTAGCGATTTATGGATAAATCAGAAATTCTTTCGTTTATCAGCGGACTTTCCGAATCCTCCCTGCTGGCTTGCTCGCTCTTCGATGCTTGTATCGATGAGGCTTTGAATGTTCGTATAATCCACAACGGGGTCGAGGTCGAACGCTCCGTGCAGGAGATTGCAGCGGACGCTGCCGGAAATTGTCGAGTGCTTCTAAACAACATTCGGCCAGACGTGTCTTTAACTTTTCGCGGAGTGAACGTAAATCAATATTTTCCTCATCGGGAGAAACTACGATCTCAACTCGACCGATTAATTGCTGAATGTTCAGAATAATTCTGTTTTTGCTCATTGTATAGATTTTAAGATTGTTTCTCTGTCGTTTTGGCGATTGTCTTCATGGCGATGCAGCTCCCCACGAAATTCGCGGTAACGACCAGTTGCGACCACAGCGGGTTCGTTTCTGCCCACCCGCAAACAAGACACATGGAGGAAACCCACCACAGCCCAACCAACTTACACCTCACGGGCAAGGCAATGAACTCACGGCCCAGTAGCCGGATCATCCAGTATTTCAGAAAGCGCTTCATGTCCGTCATGTTATTCTGCCGCTGAGGTTAGGTTCTCGATCATGTCGCCCGCGGCCGTCATCGCCTCGTCGAGGTATTCGATCACCGTCTGGGCGCGGTCGCCTTTTTCGCCGTCCTGGAAGGCCTCCGGCATGTTGTTGTAGTACTCCTCCTCTTCGGTGCGGAGTTCTTCGATCTCCAGCTTGATACCCTCCGTCCTCTCGATAAGCTCCCGAAGACTCTTTCTGCGCGTGTTGTTCATGGTCTATCGTTTATAGGTTCGTGTCGGTTGAACTACTCCGCCGCGGTCGATGGCCAATTTGCGGATTTTGCGGGCCAATGGGGTATTCGTCTGGCCGCTCAAAGCTTCCCTGACGGTCTTACGGGCAATCCCGAGAAACTTCGCCAGTTTGACGACCTCCCCATGTTCTACAAGTACTCTTGCCATAAAATCAATTATTTTCGTATATTTGTCGCAAAGGTTCCGTTTGAAACCTCGATGCAAATATATAGACTATTGTTTATTAAAGCAAGTATATTGTAAACTTTTTTCTATAATCCATGAAAGCTATAAATCGAATATTTGAGTATATAAGCGCAAAAGGCTTAAAACCCACACGATTAGAAAAAGAGATCGGGCTTTCTAATGGATATTTACGAACCCAAGAAAGGAGAGATGCTGATTTGGGAGAAGGTGTCCTTCTAAAAATATTAGACTATTGTTTAGACTTAAACCCTATTTGGGTTTTAACTGGGAAAGGCAATATGCTGAATACTTCCGCTCAGCAGATCATTGCACACGAGGAAATACCAATCGCTTATAAATCGAAGGAAGGCATTCCTCTGATTCCGATCGACGCGATGGCCGGAGCGCTGACAGAGAACAGCCAGGCGGTGATGGAATATGAATGCGAGCATTACGTGATCCCAATGTTTAAGGGCGCCGAATTTCTGATTCCCGTAAAAGGTGATTCGATGCAACCGAAGTATTACAGCGGGGATATCGTGGCATGTAAACGACTGCCTCTTGACACTTTCTTTCAATGGAACCGTACTTATGTAATAGATAGTGAACAAGGGGTACTCATTAAACGGGTGAAACAAGGAGTAGACGAGAACCATATTATATTGGTCTCGGATAATCCAGAGTACGATCCATTTCCCCTCGAAAAAGCCAAAATCTATTCGTTGAGTCTTGTCATCGGTGTTGTGCGTGCAGAATGAGGACAATCGGCCCCTAAAAAGGGTCTAAAAGCATGCGGAAATTTATTTTGCATGCTTTTCTATGCTGTATTATCGACTTATTATTGATTATTAGCGCATTACGTCGTAGATATAATGGAATAAAACCCGTCAAAATTTGGTATTATAGGGGGGCTTATCGCTTCAAAATACCGGATTTTGCCTTTTATTTTGTCCAGATAGGGGGTTGAATCCCCCTAACAACTCTCCCCAAAACTCACCCCAATACTCTCCCCAACTCAAAAAGAGGCCATTTTTTCATTAAATTCAGATGTACAATTTTTGCGAATGGAGGATTATCGAAGACCGCAATCCGGAGGCCCCATGCGGTGCGAAGATAAGAAGACGAGATTTGCCCGTTTTTGGTCGATTTCGCGGCCTCACGCCCTTGTATCAGGCATAGTACATGTAAAAGGGCACGCAGTACAACTACGCGCCCAGTAAAATCCCACCAGAATCCAAGTATCGCCGCGAGCTGCGGCTCCAAAATACAAGCTCAATACAAGCAAATCCAAGTAAATGTACAACTGAAATCGAGCGCAAAAATTTGACATGCTCCCCTAACTCGTTGCATTACCGCATCTTATGGTACTACTCCTGCTATACTCTTTTGTACATCTGAATCTCCCGCCCATAGAAGTCCTGCGGAGTATCGAACGTATCGAATCGCGGGATACCGACGTGTTGAAAAAGTCGCTTGAAGCGTCACGTGTCTTGGGAGAAGCGTTCGACCGTTTGAAACAATATATCATCGGCTACCGTTTTCAAAACGATGACGAGGAAATAAAGTTCTTCAAAGAAATCAAACCCCGTCTTTTTTGCCGTCTGATCTATTACCGCAAGCTCTACAATATCGAGATGAACCGTCCGGTAGGAAGTATCGAGGCACAACGGGAGTACCTGGACGCCCATGTTCGGGCCATCAACGCGTACACGCAGAAACGCCTCGACTTTATCCGCTATTTCCGCAGCGGCGCTACACACCTGGACAGCCTCTATTTCCTGCGCGGGCAGACCGACACGGAGCAATACCTGGAAACCTTCTACTATGAACTCGACCCGCAGTTTTCGACAAACGCGGATTTCAAGGTGGCGAAAATCCTGGCCAACGATATGTTGTCGGTTTATCTTATGGGCGAATTGGAATCACTGGAGAGCACGAACCTCCGGAACATGGTTCTGCCATTGCCTGACGTGCGTCCGACATGGCAGGACTCGAAGACGGATCTGACGGAACTTATTTACCTGCTCGACAGTAAAGGCTGTTTCGGCAATGTGCCACTCACGCAACTTGCCAGCTACATTTCCAACGCTTTCAACGTACACCTCGACATGAACCTTTCGAGGACATTCTGCGATATGAAAATCCGAAACAACCCGACACCGTGGCTTGACAAGGCGAAAGAGGCCCTGCTTAAACGTATGCAGACGTGGAAGCGAAACAAGAAAAACGGCAATTCCGAGTAGAACATGAACCGGTAAAGCACTCTATTTCTTATAGAAGCACTGATAATCAGCGTTGTATATAACAAAAGAACCGAGGTCGGTTTTCCCCCGTAACTCTCGAAAGGAACTTTCCCGAACGCCCGTATTTGCACCCGTATAAGGAGCCGATACGGGTGTTCCGTTGTAGCCCCGTCCGGATTAGAACACCGTTAAGCGTTGAATCACAGTATGCTATCGCATTTCTGCCAATAAAAATACCGAGTACGGGCCGCGGATTTCGGTAAAAAACACTGCCTTCTTCACCGCATGAACCGTTGAGAATCAGTTCACTGCAAATTATCAAAAAAAAGTCGTACCGACCTCGTTTTAAGCTGTCCATATAAGCCCGACCTTTGTAACAGACTAAAAAACAAAGGAGTATGAAAATCATAGTGATCGGTTCGCGAGCCTATAACGAGCTTGTCGGGCGTATAGAGAAAATAGAGGCTGCAATCGCCTCTCTCCCTGAAAAGGGGCGTGCATGGAATAAGGAGTATATAAACGACGAATGGATGGACGGCGAGCAGGTCTGCCGTTACCTGGGCATCAGCGGGCGTACCCTTCAACGCCTCCGCTCGGATCACGTGATCACCTATTCGGCCATCAACCGGAAGCTGTATTATTCCCTCACGGAAATCCGCCGTGTGCTGAAGGAGCGTTCCGTGCGGCGCAAAAACCGACCAAAGGAGTAGGCCATGTTTCTGGATAAGGAATATTTCGACGGATGGATGCAGCGGCTCTCGGAACGGCTGGAACGTATTGAGAAGCTGTGCGCGGGGGATGTGGAGCAACCGCTTTCCATCCTGCCTGACGGGGAGCGTCTTCTGGACAATTACGACCTGTGCCGTATGCTCAATATCAGCAAGCGCACACTCCAGCGTTACCGCACCTCGGGAGAGCTGCCTTACGAGATGATCTATCACAAGACCTTCTACCGGGAATCGGACGTCCTGCGGTTCATCGAGCGTAACTTCAGTAATTTCCGCAAGCTGAAAAAGGATCGTCCTGCCGGTTCCGGTTAGGCCCTGTCCCGAGAGTCCGGCGTCATGGAAAAACGCGGAGATACATGGAATAAGGCACGACAAGGCGGTACAACCGTTCGATATTTGCCGTAAAATCAGTATGTTTGCACTTGGAAGCCTATATAATAATGAACAATGAAAGAAACAGATAAAATATATCCTGCCGACAAAGGGGAGGAAGAGCTACTGCATAACGTGCGCCATATCTTGCAGGAAGCGCGCGCGAAGGTGATACATCATGTCAATTCGACCCTCGTGAGGGCTTACTGGCAGGTAGGGAAATATATAGTGGAGTACGAGCAGCAGGGAACCGGCCGTGCCGGATATGGCAAGGCTGTCATCAACACCCTTTCCAGGCGGCTCGTGGCGGAGTTCGGAAACGGGTTCACGGCCACCAACCTGCGGTACATGAGGCAGTTTTACCAGTGCTACCCGAAATATCACACGCTGTGTGATAAATTGAGCTGGTCGCATTGCCGCACGCTTCTCAAGGTGTCGGGCGATGCCGCCCGTGATTTTTACCTGCACGAGTGCGTCAAGGAAAACTGGAGTGTCCGGCAGCTCGACCGCCAAATCAACACGCTTTTCTATGACCGCCTGCTGGCCAGCCGAGACAAGAAAGCCGTGAAAGAGGAGATTTCCCGTACCGAACCCGGGCGTGTCGAACCCAAAGAGATCATCCGCGACCCGTATATCCTGGAGTTTCTCGGTATCCCCCAGGGAGAGCATTTTCTGGAAACCGATCTGGAGCAACTGCTCATCAGCCGCTTGCAGCGCTTGATGCTCGAACTCGGGAAAGGCTTCGCCTTCGTCGCGCGACAGAAGCGTATCTCCTTCGACGACAAGCATTTCTACATCGACCTGGTCTTTTACAATTACCTGGCCCGCTGTTTCGTTTTAATAGACCTTAAATCCGGGGAGCTGACCCATCAGGATTTGGGGCAGATGCAGATGTATGTCAATTACTACACCCGTGAGTTGATGAATCCCGGGGATAACCCTCCGGTGGGTATCGTCCTCTGCGCGGAGAAAAACGACGCGGTCGTCCGTTATACGCTGCCCGAAGATGAAAAGCAGGTCTTCGCCGCCCAGTACATGACCTATCTTCCCACGCAGGAGGAGCTGCAAACACTCTTGCAGGAAGTGTGACAACAACGCTCATGGGCATATGAAAAAAGCCGACGGAAATCTGTACTTCCGTCGGCTTTTCGCTTACATCTTAATCCCTTTCTTTGCGGGGCCGTTCTCCGGCGGGCTGCCCACGCCCGCGATCACGATGCGCCCCCCGGAGGCGTCGGCAATCTGCCGCAGCCGGGAAGGAATACGGGCCGCCGTGTTGTCTTCCTTCGGGAGCTCTTCCGCCGTGTCATGCCGTTCCCGGCACACGTCGTTATCCTCCTCCGCCTCCTTTCCCTCGCTCTCTTCTATCGGTTTGAGGCTTTGCTGTATCCTGCGGTCTATTTCCGTCAGGTCAGTTTTCAGGGCCGTCAGTTCGGGCTCCTTGCGCCAGGAACTTTCCACCACTTCCCGCAGGACGGGAATATCTTTCTCCAGTTCCTCGTTCTTTTTCCGGAATTTTTCCAGTGTCGGCTCGATGGTCGCGAGCGCGTGGATGAAGTTCATCGCCGCCAGTCGCGGGTCGGAGGCGATATTCCCGTAGTTATACTGGTATAGATAATCCCCTTCACCCCGGACATAAAAACGGTTCTGCACCAGGTCGAGCCCGTCTTTCCCGGTCGTTTCGCTCTGGACGAGCAGTTCGAACCCGTAGAGGCTCCCGATGGGTTCGAGCCTGTCGAGCGTGCGTGCCGTTTCGGCGATACGGTTGAGCTGTTTCCCGATGAGCTTGGGGTCGGAGGTTTCCAGCCCGTTCAGTTTCACGGGATTGCGGTACGAGCCGTCCTCGTTGAACTCGACGCGGGCCTTGAAGTGTTCCAGATCCTTGCCGATACGCCGTATCAGGTCGTTGTTCTTCTCTATCTTCTCCGTGATCTGCTCCAGCTTGTAGCGGCTCGATGATTTGCCGCGCACGAATGCCTGGCGTTCGCTTTCGAGCGTGGCGATCTTCTTCTCCAGGCGGGCCTTGTCCAGCAGGTCTGTATTTCCCGAGAGGACGGCTACATACTCGGAAAAATTCATGCCGCTTTTCTCGTCGATGGCCCCCTCGTCGATGGTACGGCTTCCCATGTTGTTGGTCTTGAGCTGGCGGATGAACAGTTGCTTGTTGTGCAACAGCCCGAACTTGTAGGCGTCGAGCGACTTCTCGACGGCGTATAATATCACGTCCACCTTGTTGTCGGCATGGAGTTTGGCGATCTCGTTCCCGGTGCGTATTCCCCGCCCGTCGCGCTGCTCCAGGTCGCTGGGACGCCAGGGGCAGTCCAGGTGGTGTATCGCCACGCAGCGTTTCTGCGCGTTCACTCCCGTCCCGAGCATCTCGGTCGATCCGAAGAGTACGCGGATTTTTCCGGCGTTCATACCGGCGATCATCTCCTTGCGCGCTTTTTCCGAGGTCGCCTCCTGGATGAACCGCACCTCGCTTTGGGGTATGCCGTAATCCTCCGCGAGTTTACGCCGTATCTCGGAATAGACGTTCCACCCCGCTCCGGGTTTGTAGGTTCCCAGGTCGGAGAATACGAACTGCGTACCTTTGTACGCCTCGAAACGGCGGTAGTAACCGGCAATCATACGGGCGCAGTGGCTCGCCTTGTTGTCCACGTGGTCGCTGTATAGTTCGGGGTCTATCATACGCATATCGAGCGACATCTTGCGGGCGTAGTCTGTGGCAATGAGCATTTTCGCCTTTTCCTCCCGCTCCGAGAGCGGTAGGCGGCCCAGGAGCGTGGCATCGCCCGATTTGGCGAACTGCACCAGCCGTTCTATGAACTCCGTCTGCTGGGGTGTCGGCGGGATATTGTGCAATATCTCGTTCTTTTGCGGTCGGTCGATCCCTATATCCTCCGCCGAGCGGTAATCTGTAATCTCGGAGTAGAACATGGCCAGTTCGGGAACCTTGATGAAATATCGGAACCGTTCTTTCTGCACGACCTCGTTGGTCACGGAAAACTCGTAGTCGATGGTTTTCTTGGCAAATATGGCCGCCCAGGCATCGAAGGTGCGGATATTCTGACGCTCCAGTTCCTTCGGGCGCAGGTACTTGAAAAGCAGGTACAGTTCCGTGAGCGAGTTGGAGATGGTCGTTCCCGAGAGGAACGTCGCCCCCAGGTCGCGGCCCGTGCGCTGCTGTATGGTACGCAGCGCGAAAAGCATGTTGAGCGCCCGCTGCGACCCCTCGGGATTTCCGAGGCCCGCCACCCGGTCATGCCGGGTCGTGAAAGTCAGGTTCTTGAATTTGTGGCTCTCGTCCACGTAGAGGTGGTCGATACCCATGAGGCGGAAGTCCACGGCGTCGTCCTTGCGTGTTTCCAGCGCGTGCGCCACCTTCTGCAACTTGGCTTCCAGGTTGGCCTTGCGTTTCTGACACCCTTTCATCATGGCGCGGGAAACGTCCCTGCCTTGTGCTTTGAGCACTTCGAGGTTCTCCTCCACACAGTCCAGCTCGGCCTGCAATATCTCCTGCTGTATCTCCGGGGACTGGGGTATCATGCCGAACTGTTCGTGCGAGAGGATCACGACGTCCCAGTCGTTGTTGCGTATCTCCCGGAAGATGCGCTCACGCTTCCGGGGCGTGAAATCCTCCTTGCCCGGGTAGAGGACTTTGGCCATCGGGTAAGCGGTGCAGAACGTCCGGGCTATTTCATGGATGTTGGCTTTCAGCCCGATAATCATGGGTTTATTGGCCAGCCCGAGGCGTTTCTTCTCGTAGGCCCCGCAGCACATGATAAGGGTCTTTCCGCCGCCCACCTCGTGGTCGATTATCCCGCCGCCGAGCAGTTTGTCCATCCATATCGCGTCCTTCTGGCTGTCATACAGTTTGTCGATTCCCAGCCCCTTGAGGTCGAGGTCGGGGAATTCCTGGTGCGTCCCGTCGTACTTCGGGCGCACGTAACAGTTGAAAGTACGGTTATAGAGGTCTGTCAGGCGGTCTTTGAAGTCGGACGACTGCTCGCGCAGCCATTCGGGGAAAGCACCCCGGATCTCATCTATCTTGCTGTTGGCGAGCTGTATGGCCTCCCCGTCACGCACTTTGACCTCCCGCCGTTCTCCGTCCACCCATTTGAGGACGGTCTTGGTGATGTCGGGCGAAGTGTTTTGCAGGGCGTGTTTCAAAAGGTGCAGGCCGTTGTACTTACGGGTCTGCGCGCTGACGGCATACTGCTCCGTGATCTTCACGTTCGTCGCTTCCGCCTTCACGCCGTACTCGTCCAGGTTGGAGGCGAAGGTGATCTTCACCTCCGTATCGAAGAGCGAGGAGGCGAAACGCTCGTAAACACCTTTTGGAATCCACCGTTCGCCCAGGTTGAAATCCAGGTCGTCGAAAGCGATGGGTTTGGGCGTCGCCTCGCGCAGAGCCTCCAGCGATTCCCGGGCCGGGGCGTGGTCGGGATTCTCCCGCAGGAACGCCTCGATCCGTTCGGCTTTCCCGATGACATTGCCGGCGATGAACTTGTCGGCAACCTCGTAGCCGTCCGTTTCCGGGTTGTAATAGATACGTCCTTTCAGTTCCCCGAGTATTCCCTCCACGGTAGTTCCCGTGAGCGAGGCCATGTAGTGCGGTTCCACCCGGCCGTACTTGTTCAGGCTGGCCACAAGGGCCTCCGAAGCGTCGTCGGCGTGCGTGATCTCATCGGGATTGAAGGCCACGGGACGCTCGAAGATGTCGGCTTTGCGTGCCTTGCCGTCGATGTAACGCTCCAGCGACAGAATCTCCGTCCCCCGCGCGTCCATCTTGATCAGGTCGAGGTTGCGTTTGTCATTGAGCCGTCCGAAGCGTTCGGTGAAATTGTCGTAAAGCCGGTTGAGCATCTCCCGCAGGGCGGGGTTCGCCGTCAGCGTTTCCGCCTCGTTGTTATAAAGGTGGTAATAGGCATCGCGTATCTCGATATACATGGAGGCTTTCGTCCGTTGTGCAGGCGTGAGTTCCAGCGGGTGGAACATGGGTTGCAGGGATTCAGTCTCCCGCAGGTAGCCGACCCGGTTTTGTCCGTCCGTGACGAGTGTTCCCTCGCGGAAATAGGGGGCGACCTCCCCCTCGAACGGTCGGGGTTTCATATCCGCCTCCCGTATCTGCGGCATTTCTTTACCGGGTTCTTCCTCCTCTGGATTGTCCGGCGTGTCGAACAGGCCGCCCGTTCTCGGCGTACCGGCGGCTTGTTTCCGTTTGCCTTTCGGGGCTTCCGTCGGGGGGCGTACCGCCTGCCGTTCCCGCTGTTCCGGGGTTTCCTGCTGCCGGGCGCTTTGTCGGCGCAATTCCGCCCTCCGTTCCGGGGTAAGCGACATCATCATCTCGTAAAAGCCGTTGATCGGCGGGTTGTCCTCCCAGTTCAGGGAGGCATACAAGTCTTCGGGATCACGCTCCGGTGGCGTCGTTTTCGGCATTTCGCTCTTCTGTTCCTCCGGAGAGGAGGCCGGGGCGAATAATGAGGGTTGTCGGGGCGTCTTCCGCTTTGCTCCCCGGCGGCTGTTCCTTTTCTTGGATATACCGAGTTCTGCCTGCCGCCGCTCCTCGGCGCTGAAGCCGAACAGATCGTAGAGCGTCAGCAACGGTTCCTGCTGCACATTTACCGGTTCGGCAGCTTGGGTGGCAGGTACGGGAGCCGCCGTTTCCACCGTGTCGAAAAGCGACCCGGCGAAGCCCTCCCGCGGTTTCGGTTCCGTTATTCCGCCCACGTGCTGCACGGGAGTATCTGCCATGCCGAAATCTTCGGGTTTCGGCGGGTGCTGCTCCCACAAGCGATTCTCCCGCTCTTTCGACCAGGCCCCGAAGTCGGCCAGATCCTCCCCGGTCGGTTCTCCGGCGGGTGTGGCAGCAGAATCCGGTAACACTTGTCCGGGTTTGTTTTCGATTCGGGTAATCTCCCCGGTTTCGGTATCGACATGGTAGCCCTGTGCCGCCATTTCGGCGACGACGCGGCGTTTTTCCTCCTCTTCCCGCTGCTGCTGAAGGTTACGGGCATCGGCGATAATCTCCTTGACGATTTCTCCGGCAAGGCGGGGCTCGTGTCTTTCGGCACGCTGGCGTTCCGCCTGACGGGGACGGGACAATTCCCGCTCCGGTGTACCGGGTGTCTGTTCCGGAGCATGTTCCAGGCAATAACTCTCGTTGAAATGCCGGTTGAAATCCTCCGAGAGCATACGCCGCATCTCCCGGTCGATGCCGTCCACGCCCTCCGCGTGGGTGAACTCCATCGCCGGTTTGCCGTAGGGGTCTTTGCCTACTTTGGCCTCGGTATGGATCACCCTGTCGAACGACTGGAAAAGGTTGTTTATCCGGATGCCGTTCGACAGCTTGCGGGATTCGATGAAATCCCGCTGCCGTTCGGACAGTTCCCCCGTGGCGGCTTTCTTTTGCAGGATAACCAGGTCGCTGCCGACCTCCGTCCCCGCGTGTTCTGTAAAGAGGTTGTTCGGCAGCCGGATGGCCGATACGGGCTCGCAGCGGTTCATCAGCCACTCGCGCACGGGGCGTCCCTGCTCGGCGTTCAATACTCCCTGCGAGGTGATGAATGCCACCAGGCCGCCCTCGCGTACCATATCGACGGACTTCATGAAAAAATAGTTGTGCAGCGCCCGTGTGCCTTGCCGCCGCACGGGGTCGGTATGGGTGGAGAAGAACGGGTCGAAGAGCGCCACGTCCCCGAAAGGGATGTTGCTCACGGCCACGTCGTAGTAACCGGCGTATTTGGGTTCGATGCGCTCGAATCCCTGTACCCGCACCCGTTTTTCGGGGTGCAGGTGCTTCAGGATCAACCCCGTGGCGGGGTCTTTCTCGAAGCAGGTGATCTCCGCATAGGGGGCGTGGAAATCCACGGCACTGACGAAAACCCCCGTTCCCGCACTGGGGTCAAGAATACGTTTGGGGACGATCCGCGTGTCCCATATCGCCTCCACGATGGCGTCTGCCACTTTCGGGGGCGTGTAAAAAGCCGTCAGGACGGAGTTCTTGATCCCGTCCATGTAGCGCTTGTATTCCCGTTCGTCGGGGGTGTTCGCCCTGATGACCTCGTGCAACTCGGCCACGAGCGTTGCCATGCCGTCCTTGTCCGGTTTCCCGGTGGGGTTTTCCAGCACTTCCTTGATGGCGCCGAAGCCGCTGTATGCGCCGAGTGTCCTTTCTTCTTCGGGAGTCGGCGCCCGCCGTTCCCTGTCGAGCGTGAAGGCCGTCTTCAGCGCGTCGATATTCTGGCGGAGGTGGGTTTTCTTATTGAATGCCATCTTCGAGAAGTATTTGGACGGTTCCCGTCAGTTCGGTATAGAACAGTTCGTAGTCGGGCGTGTCGGCGAAGTCGTCCGTGAGGTCGTACTTCTCCAGCACCCCGCGGCAGAGGGGCAGCAGGCGTAGAGCCGCCTGCCGGGCGGTATCCTCGGGAATCTCCGCCTCGAATTCCCTCCAGAGGATGTTTACCAGCGTGTTGTAGGGTGAAAAGTGCAGTCCGCGGCAGAGTTCCTCGCGGGCAATTTCTTCGGCCTCGATGTGGTTGCAGCCCGAACGGATCGCCTCGCTGTACGCTTGGGCGGCGCTGTCGGCCCGCTCGGCGATGAACTCACTTTCGGCGATGAGTTCCGGGTGGCTGTCCTTGAGGTAGGATAGTAACGAAAGTCCGTAATAGGACAATTCCCCCGTGGGGGTATGGTGTTGCTTGTCTGGCATGATAAGAATTTTTAGTGGTCGTTGATAATCGGGGAAGAGAAAGGCGCCCCGGGTTCCCACCCGAAGCGCCGACCACTGAAAAAATCCTTATCAAACAAGCGTATCTCGTTATGACAGGTCTTTTCCAGTGGCAAAGGTAACGATTATTTCCGTTTGTTCCTCTTTCCCTGCCTGGGAGTATCGCGCGGTTCGAAAACGAACGAGGTCTTGAACTGGTCATCGAGCGTGAGGGCCGCGTCGAACGTTCCGCCGCCGTTTTTGACGAATCCCCGGATCGTGCCGGTTTTGCCTTTGGTCAGCAGTTCCGCGAGCTGCTTGTCGGTCAGCTCCTTGCGGCCCACGGTTCTCCATACGGTCAGGCCGCAATCGGGATTCTGACACTTGGCGAGTTTGGGATAGAACACCACGGGCCTGCCGCAACGCGGGCAGGCTGTGTCACTCTCCGCGCCGTCGATTCTTGCTTCCAGCAGTTCTTTGGCGATTTGCGAGGTGAAGACCTCGATACCGCGATGGAACGTCGGGGCGTCCATCTCCCCGGTGGCGATCTTCGAGAGGGCCAGTTCCCAGCCGCCCGTCATGGCGACATCGGCAATCTTCTTGTCCCTGACCACGGCATACACGGCCAGTCCCTTGTCCGTGGGTACAAGCGACTTTTTCTCTCGCCTGACATACTCGCGGGCAAAGAGCGTTTCGATGATGGCGGCACGGGTGGCGGGCGTGCCGATGCCGGCATCCTTCATCGCCTCGCGTTCGGCCTCGTCGGACAGTTCGCGTCCGGCGGTTTCCATCGCCGCCAGCAGGCTCGATTCCGTGTGAAGGGGGCGCGGCCGGGTCTGTTTCTGTTCCGTGCCGCATCCTTTGACGGGCAGCTCGTCGCCTTGCACGATGTCGGGAAGGAGGGTCATGTCCTCCTCTTTCTCTTCGACAGGTTCATTCAGGACGGCCCGCCAGCCCGTCTCGACCATGATACTGCCGCGGGCCGTGAAATCATGTCCCGCGCTTTGCAGGGTAAGGAAAGTGTTTTCTTTCACGCAGGCCCCGGAAAAGGTTTCGAGCATCCGCCCCGCGACCATCTCATAGACGATGCGGTGGTCGGCATCCAGTTCGGAGGGGAGGTTCTCGGTGGGAAGCAGCGCGTGGTGGTCGGCGATCTTTTCGTTGTCCACGCTTCGGCGGGAGAGAGATGCGGTATCCATCCTGCCCGCGTATTCCGCGAAACGGGGATAGCGTGTCATGTTCCCGATGAGTGCCGGAATCTCCTCGGCCACATCTTCCGATATATAGCGTGAGCCGGTACGGGGATAAGTGATGAACTTCTTCTCGTAAAGCGACTGGGCGATGTCGAGCGTTTTTTCTGCCGAAAAACCATACCGGCTGTTGGCCTCTTTCTGGAGTGTCGTCAGGTCGTACAAGAGAGGCGGCTGTTCCCTGGCCTCCTTGCGCTCCACGTTCACGACGCGTACCGTTCGGACGCCGATAACCTCGGCGCGGGCTGCTTCCGCCTTCTCCCTGCCGTCGAATTTCTCCGTGGAGAGGACGGTGAACTCCGTGCCCTCCTTTGCCGTGGAGAGCTTCAGCCGGAAATAGGTGGCGGGCTTGAACGCCTTGTTCTCCAGGTAACGGGAGCAGATGATCGCCAGCGTGGGGGTCTGCACCCGTCCGAGCGACCAGACGCCCCGCCCGGCAGCCACGGCAAGCGCTTGCGAGGCGTTGATACCGACGATCCAGTCGGCTTCGCTGCGGGCTTTGGCCGAGAGGTAAAGGTTGTCGTATTCGTTGCCGGGGCGGAGGTGTTGTAACCCCTCGCGGATGGCCCGGTCGGTCAGGCTGCTGATCCATAACCGCACGAAAGGGGTGCGGCATTCCAGGTAAGAGTAGATGTAGCGGAAGATCAGCTCCCCTTCACGCCCCGCGTCGGTCGCGACGATGATGCGCTCGGCCATGCCGAACAATTCCCGGAGAATACCGAGCTGCTTCACGACACCCGGGTCGGCCTTATACTCTTTACCCTCCCGAACCTGCCGGGGCAGGAGGATGAACGATGATGGCAGGATAGGCAGGTTTTCCCGGCGGAAACCCGCGATGCCGTACTGTTGGGGCATTGCCAGCCCGACCAGGTGGCCGAAGGCCCAGGTTACGGCGTAGCCGTTTCCCTCGATAAAACCGTCTTTACGGTTCGTGGCTCCCACGATGGCGGCGATCTCACGCGCCACCGAGGGCTTTTCTGCGATAATTACTTGCATGATGATTCGGATTTTTCAGTGGTTGTTTTCTTGTAGTTCTTCTTCTTTCTCTTTTTCCGGACGGGCGATCAGCCGGCGGTCGTAATAGACATGGTTGCCGTTCCCGTCGTAATACTGCCGTCCGTCGTCCGCCTCCTCCGGGGGGCTGCGTTTACCCGGCCGGAGGTACAAGGCGGCCAGCGCCGCGATCAGGAGCGGCATGGCTCCGGCCTGCATGTAGAACCATTTCATACGTTATACCTTGACACCTTTGGAGTTGCTCTTTTTGCTGCTGCGGTAATTTTTCTTCTGCGTCGGGGTGGCTTCCTGCTGTCCCTGCTTGAGCGGCTCTTTCACACCTTTGACCGCTTCGACGGTCTTGCCCTCGGAATTGACGGCGACCTGGGTACGGCTTTCAACGGCGGGTTTGACCTCCGCCCCCTGCCGTTTCGCACGGTCGGGATTCCAGCGGAAGAAGTCCATCTTGTTACGCTCGAAGTTGGGCTTGACCCAGGCGTTGAACGGCTCACCCTGCCCGTCCTTGACCATGCCCTTGATGTAGAAAGCCTTGACATCCGCCCGCTTGGAGGGATCATTCACCGCTTCCGTCCACTGGTCATAAGCCTCTTTGGGCACGGAGGCTTTGAGGATTGTCCGGTGAATCGTGAGCGTGGGCTGTCGTTCGGAGGCCGTAGTTTCCTGCCGTCCGTTTTTCTCGGCGGCCTTCTGACGGTAAATCTCCTTGTTCTCCTGGGCGTAGCGGTTGCGATCCAAACCGTCGTAGGTAAAGGAATAGTTACGTTCGGCCGCGTCGATTTGGATATAGGCATCCCGCTTATAACCCGCGCGGGTGGTATATCCTTCGAGCAACACCTTGCCGCCGCCGTAGAAATCCATCTGCTTGCCTTCCGAGAGGTCGGCCTCCTTGATGCGGGCACGTTTTTCGAGTAACGAAACGGGCATGGGTTCCAGCGTGTTCGTCCATTTGTCTATCGACACGTAGCAGGGCGTGAGCTTGCCCGGCTCCAGCTCCAGGTCGATCACTTTCCCGGCGTGGCGGGTGTTCATCAGGTTCGTTTTCGCCTCCTCGTCGAGCAGCACCCCGTGGAAGGGGGCGTCGAGGTCGGGCCGTTCCTGCCAGTAATGCGGCACGACGCGCAGCGAGCCGTCCGCCTGCTCTTCGAGCGACACGCGCCCTTTGGTGGAAACACGCATCCCGTTCTCCAGTTCGGGGTTCATCTCCACCAGCCCGTTGGATTTATGTCCGTAAGACATGGCTTTCAGGTGCGGCTCGATGTCCTCCATGCGGATACCTTTCTTCTCCATATCCGCCAGGTCTATCTTCGTGACGTCCAGCGGCTCGAACTGCCGCTGCTCCTGCGTCTGAAGCCGTTCGGAGGGGTCGATACGGTAATTTTCCAGAATCTCCGGGTCGAAGTCGATGCGGATAAGTTTGTTCAGGGCATTCTCCGTCATGACGAAGATACCCGTGTGGACGGGGTTCTGGGCCTGTTCCATGAACTTTTTGAAGAAGGCTTCGAGGGCTGAATCCTGCGTGTTCACGTTCAGCAGGCTCGCCACATTCTGATCCGTGGGGTCGGCGGTCTGGATATTGCCGTCCCGATCCACGCCGGTAACGGCTTGCAGTCGTCCGTCGTCGGCATTCTGAACGAGCATGACTTGTTTAGCGTCGTTCTTTACGTTTTCGTCCATAATTACGAGTGTTTTTAGTTAGCACCAATAGCGATGCGGGAACGAAAGTAAGGGGAACCGGCTGAACGTAAAAGAGTTGGAAAGGCTATGGAAGCATCGGGCACAGAAGTGGCCGCTTGTGGCGCAGGGCAGAGGAAATCGGAGAAACGGAGTGCCGGGAAGGACGGATTTGGCAGAGGGTATTTTCGTGGCTCCTCACCTTATTGTCAGGTAGTCGGGATCTATTGTTAAATGTCAATAAAGCGCATGGATAACCCGTGTTTTTTTATAAATTTGCGAAAACGGGTTTCAATATCCGACAAAACGTGAGGCATGGAAATATATACCCCAAAAAACAAGATCAAACTTTCTCCGGTGATAAGAAACGGGAGAGAATTTGTCGAAGTGACTTTCGGTAATGACAATGACATCCGCTTGTCGCTGTCGAAGGAAGAAAACGTACTGCTTGTCGGCGGCAGGGCTTATCTGCCGGCAGAAGATTTCGTGCTTGCCGAGTTCTTCGACCGCTATGTGAAAATGGCGTTTATAGACTATTCTGCCATCAAGGAAACCGCCCCCCGTAAAGAGGAAGACAAACGGCCGCCACTGCCGGAAGGCTATCTGGAAAAACTTCAGCAAGTGCGTTACAGTGACCATACCGTAAGGGTATATACCTCCTATTTCCGCGATTTCCAACAGCATTTCGAGGGGCGTAAGATTGAAACGGTTACCCCCGGCGAGATAAACGACTACCTGCTGTATCTCATCCACGAGAAAAACATATCCTCCTGCCAGCAAAACCAGCGTATCAACGCCATCAAGTTCTATTACGAGAAAGTTCTCGGTCAGGAACGGCGGTGTTACAAGGTGAACCGTGCCAAACGGGAGAAGACGCTGCCCGACGTGTTGAGCAAGGAGGAAATAAAGAAGATACTCGACGCGACGGTGACAGACCTGCGCTTCTTCTGCATGTTCTCCATACTCTATTCCGCAGGGTTGCGCATCAGCGAACTGCTGGAATTGAAACCCGGCGACATCAACGAATCCCGCTCCCTGATACGGGTGCGGCAGGGCAAAGGGAAAAAAGACCGCTACACCCTGCTGTCAAAACCGTTGATGAAAAAGCTGACGGAATATAACCGGCTATATAAACCGAAAGTGTGGCTCTTTGAACACAGGCCGGGAGAACCTTTCACCGAGAGTATCGTGTCGAAGCGGTTGAAGGCAGCAGCCCGGGAAGCGGGAATCACGAAACGGATTTATCCGCACCTGCTGCGCCATTCGTTCGCCACCCACTTGCTGGAGCAAGGCACGGACATTAAGATTGTGAAAGAGCTTATGGGACATAACAACATCAAGACAACGGAAAGGTATGTCCATATAGCCGACACTTTCAAAAGCAATATCAAAAGCCCGTTGGACGACCTATTGATGGAGGAAGACGAGGTCTGATACTTAAAGAAAATAACAGCCAAATCGGCTGATAGCATAACATTCAAGACAATAAACAACTAATAATCAAATGATTAGATATTAAATAGAGTAAA